ATGTTAGTTTTATTAAAAAAGTTAGATACCAAGAATAGGATGTTTATAAAATGACAGAAATGATAAAGTCAGTAATCAATGGAGAGTTTGAAATCTTTCTTCCAGAACATCGTGCCAACAGACCTGAGTGGTACACAGAAAAAGGATGGGAAAGAAAAAGATTGCAATCAATGCATAGCAATCTTGGACCTGGCGATGTAATCTATTATGTTGGTGGAGAAGAAGGGGAGATGGTTGCGCTTTGTCAAATATGGGGAGCAGAGACTGTAGTATTTGAACCAAACCCAAAAGTATGGTCACACTATCCTCTACTCTGGAGTGCAAATAATTTAGATTTACCACTTGCCTGTATTCCTGGTTTTGCATCTGATAAAATAAACAATCTTTCAAGAATATATTATGACGAATGGCCTCCAGAAGTTAACGATGTAATTGAGGCAGCCCATGGATTTAAAGAACTATATCTTGAAGGAGAAACCTACGGTCAGATTACTATAGATTCTTGTGTATATGATCACGAAATTAAGCCACCTACGGCAATTTCTTTAGACGTAGAAGGCAGCGAAGGACATGTTTTAAGGGGCGCAGAAGGCGTTTTAAAGGAGTTTAAGCCTAAGATCTGGTTATCTGGTCATCCAGAATTTATGATGCAACAATGGAATGAATACTTATATGATTTAAGATTTTGGTTGTGGGGGCTTGGATATAAAGAAACATTGCTTGACTATCAACATGAAGTACACTTATATTATGAGTAATGTTAACGCATACCTTTATTCAGTTAAACAAGAAGACTGTGCTGCTGATAAATGGGATTACGGTTTATTAAAACAATTTTTTAATAAAAACAAGATTAAACCAGACAGAGTGACAACTTTGCCTAATGTAGATAGAGCCTTTGTTGTCATTCCTGGACCACAAAATGTAGACTTTGAAGATCAAATATCTGAAGAGTTAAGTAAAATAGGCAGGGTAGTTTTATTTATTACTGGAGATGAAAGTGCTACCTTTAAGGTTGATAAGATAGAACATGGCAATATTGAAATTTGGATTCAATACCCGCACAGAAAACATTCACAATATAATAAATTGGCGTTAGGTGTTCCACAACACTTATCAAATAATTTACCAGAGTATCAAGATAAATCATATGATGTATTTTTTTCAGGACAAATAACACATCAAAGAAGGCAAGAACTTGCAACTGTTATGCCTGAAATACCAAATTCTTTTTACAATCCAACTGCTGGTTTTGCAGAAGGCTTAAGTCCAAAACGATATTACGATAAAATGTTTTTATCAAAGATTGTTCCTTGCCCTAGTGGAGCAATGGTTATTGATTCATTTAGATTTTATGAAGCAATTGAAATGCTTTGTTTACCTATAGGAGATAGGTTAGATTCAAAAATGCAAAACACAAATTTTTTTAATTTTTTATTTCAAGGTGAGCATTCAATAAAAACTGTTGAAAATTGGCAAAACTTATCTGGTTTGTTGCCTGAATTATTAAATAACTATACATCTGAAATGCATCAAGTAGTTTGTTGGTGGATTAAATATAAAAGAGATTTGTTTAATGAATTAATGAGGCAAGTAAATGCATAAAAGAGATATAACAATTGTTATGGCTACCTCTGTAATTACAGATCACCCAAGCACAAAAATGATAGATCAAACCATTAGTGATATTCGTGTTCATTTTCCAGACAACGAAATTATTATGCAAATAGATGGTCTTAGAGAAGAACAACAAAATCGTAAAAAAGATTACGATGAATATAAAAATCGCATTTTATGGAAATGTTTACATGAAGATAAGAACATACTTCCTTTTATATTTAAAGAACATAGTCATCAAACTAACATGATGCGTCAAACAATTGCTGAAGTTAAAACACCATTATTGCTTTATGTTGAAGGCGATGCTCCCTTAACTCCAGATGTGCCAATAGACTGGGATAAGTGCTTAGACATGTTTGAATACAATAAAGCAAACACTATTCGTTTTCATTATGAATCCTTTATACCAAAAGAGCATGAACATCTAATGTTTGGATTAGAAGATGGTTTTATGAAAACCATACAATGGAGTCAGCGACCACACCTAAGTAGAAAAAAATATTATAAAGACATTGTGCTTCCAAGATGTAAAGATAAATTTTTTATAGAAGATACATTTCATGGAGCAATTCAAGATGATATATCTCCATATGAAGTATTTAATCAAGAAGGATGGGATATGCACAAACTTTGGATTTATCATCCTGAAGGCAATATCAAACGCTCTTATCACTTAGATGGTCGTCAAGGAACAAGAAAGTATACTTCTGATGATGCAACTTGGGGGTATAAAGAATGAGACTAGGAATCATAGCAAGATCAGACAACACTGGCCTTGGTAATCAGACTAGAGAGTTAGTTAATATGCTTAGTCCTGATAAGATTCTTTTAATTGACTCTACCCCGTTTAATAACAACAAACAGCATCCAGAGTGGTATGAAAGATACAGTTGTATTAAGACACAAGGTTTTCCATCTGTTCAACAAATGAAGATGTTTTTAGGAGATGTAGACATTGTATTAAGTTGTGAAACTTTTTATGATCAAAACTTTGTAAGGTTTGCAAACAGACGTGGAGTAAAAACCATTCTGCAGTATAACTATGAATTGTTTGGTCACTTAGCAAACCCAGAATTACCATTACCAACTGTATTGTTGTCGCCTAGTTTATGGCAAATTGAAACAATTCAAAGTATGTTTGGAGATAGAACAAAGGTAATTCATCTTCCACCTCCAACCACTCCTGAGTTATTTGCAACTGCAAAAAATAATAATATCTCTAAATCACACAATAGACTATTACACATTGCTGGAAAGAAGGCAGCAAAAGATAGAAACGGTACTGAAACCGTAATAAATATGCTAAAGCACTCTAAGGCAGATTATGAATTAGTTATTAAAAGTCAAAGCGAAATAACAACTAACGTAACAGATTCAAGGCTAAAGATTGAAATTGGTAACCCAGAAAACAGGGAAGACATGTATAACGGCTTTGACGCTATGGTATTGCCAAGACGATATGCAGGACTATGTTTACCAATGAATGAGGCTTTGCTTTCTGGTCTTCCCGTTTTTATGACAAATGTTTCACCTAATAATCAGATCTTGCCACAAGATTGGTTGGTTGAATCAGATCCGATAGGAACAATTAGAACAAAAGTTAGAATTAATTTGTTTGAGGCAAATAATGTTTTGTTAGCGCAAACAATTGATAAATATATGTCTGTCAATGATAAAACTAATTATAAACAACAGGCCTATGATTTAGGATTTAACAACTTTGCACCAACAATACTTAAAAATAAATACTCAGAACTTATTTCTCAAATTTAGTTTTTTTATCAAACTTAAGTTTAAGTATTTTATTAAATATACTATTGAAGGAACTATCCGCACTGGATAAATATGTATGATCATCTATGTTTAAATTATAAGACTTAAGAACTAATGGTCCAGAATTGTAAACTTTAACGTCTTCCATTTGTGTGCCACCAACATTAAACTTATTTCCGTATATGGACCTCCATAAAAACTGATCTAAAAGTTCTAGTACTATTTTTAATTTTTCTTTTTCCATAATCATGGGAACGTGGAGTTCATAGTCTAAAGGGTTTTCAAACCCCAAGGCTTTAAGTTTTTTATATGTGCCTGAAAGTTTTCTGGTGTACTGAGAGTTGCCGTTTAATTTTTGATATAAGTTTATTTTATCTAATAGGAAGCCACTATGAAAATTTTCTATCTTATTTATTTTTTTAATAATATAAAAGTCATCATTCATTAAGACGAATGATTGTGATATTTCTTCTGAAAAACAAATTGTTTCTAAATTTTTTACAGCATTTTTATACTTTGATTCTTTTTGTTCTACCTTTATATAGTTTCCTATATACCAGTCAGGCTTACCGCCAACAACCCATATAGTTGCTTCTGGAAAACTTTCAACGACAGATCTAATTGAATACTTTAGTTCTTCGTTTACTCCGTCTTTACATATATATACAAAATCCATTGATCCCCATTATAAAAAAAATAAAGAGGGCAAGTTTTAAAGTTGCCCCCTCTATTAATTAAACTACTTTTTCTTAGCAGCCTTTTTCTTTGGTGCACTTTTAACAGGCACAATCTTGCCAAGAGCATCTGAAATCATACCAGTATCTGGTAGTACGCCAAACGCCTTATCATTAGGATTGAGCGCTCTCAATGCAACTGGCGCTAAAGCAGCAACTAGTGCAGCCCATAGATCCTTTGGATCTGTTACGCCAGCCATGTAAAGTGCAATTACTGAACCAAGGACAGATCGTCCGTATGATGC